GAGCACGCCCTGTCTTTGCACCTTCAATTTGAAGATCAAAAGTAATACGACCATAATCGTCTGTCTTCTCATCAAGGATACCAACAAAGATTACATTCTTCTCACGAATATGTTGGAGATGAGTAAGCCATGCCATCATCTCACGACCTTGCATACCATACACTGCACGAGTGTCTAGTTTGCCTGTGCGCTCTGATCTTGCTTCTGATGAGTTTTGATTATGTGAGAAACACAACCTACCTGCAACTGTGATGCTATCAATGAAGATCGTATCATACTTAGATAGAAGTGCTGTCGGATCACCATACGTCTGGCATACATAATCATAATGAGCCATAGAATATGGGTGATCTTCATGTAGCGCTGGATTGCCGCCACCAAGGAAGCATGCAAAATCTCTGCATTCCTGCCAAGTTCGTGGCCTGATTACATCAACCTTACACCCTTCAATGGCAGCATCGCCAGCTTCTAGGTCCATGAACAATGTCTTATCCATGTCCAATGTGCGGACAAGAGAAGTCTTGCCCACACCAGACTTGCCAGCGACCACAATTTTGTGACCGCGCTTTTCGGCAAGTCTTTCTTCTGCGGAAATAATCTTTAACATTAGTTGCCCTCCACTTTCTTAATATCCACAGTGACGCCTTGCAAAGATACAGTACGAGCCTCTGACAGAGATGCCCTGATCTCTGGTGGAGCATTTTGAAACTTTGCCTCCGCAACGCTGTACTTAACAGTGGCGAAGTGTTTTGCCGTATCCTCATCTAAAGAATTGAGAACACGCAACAGAACAGTTTCATCCCATAAGACCTTCTTACGAAAATCAATAGTGACTTTAAAATCACCGACCGTGATACTTGTTTGCCCAAAGTCTTTACCTTCTTGAGCAAGTTGCATAATCGCAGTATCTTTGAACTGATCTTTGATAGAATTGTTGACAATCTTCAGTTCTTTTTGAAGATCATCAATTTTAGATTTGATATCTTCACGCTTTTCAAATACAGCGGAAAGATCGTTTGGATTGTTGATAGCGTTCATTTAAACCTCCTATGTCGCTAAACATGAAGGCAAAGTAACAATGCAATCTTTTCAAGTCAAGGGTATTTTTAAAAAATTATTCCTATTTTTTTTAGAAAGATAAATATCTATATCGAAAACAGCTTTCATCAATTTCTTTTTTAATTTAAATTCAGGCGTTTCCACACCTTTAGCGTCTTCAACTATTTTAGTTTCGTTGCCGTACTCATCTACCTGTACATATCTAAAATCTGCAACGTACTTACATATCTTCATATCGTTTACCAAAATGTCATAAGGTATCTGGCGTTCCAGATTTACAATGTATCCAGCACGTTCCATGGCGGTAAGTTCGCCCCAACGTTCTGCCTCCCACTTAGAGTCAAAAGTAATGCCCATGAACGTGGTTTTTCGTGCGCCATACTTACTCTTGCGTTTGTGGGTGTACATGATATTATACCTTACTTAATGGGTTTTCATGGGAAATTATAATGGCTGATACAAAGGAATACAAGTCTGTTGCAGTGGATTTACCAACATATAGCAGATTAAAAAAGTTAGCTGAAGATGAACACAGAAACGTGCGTCAGCAGATAAGTAAACTTGCTGCTGATGCTTATGAAAACAAATATGTTAGTAAGGGATTAGGTTCTACTAAGCAAGATCTCTAATACGCTTGACCAAACGCTTTGCGCGGTTTGGCACTTGATCGTGCCAGCGGCTGTCTACCATCTCATCTGCCGCTTTGTTCCAATCACGAGCGTCTATACCAGCTTTCATGCCTTTAAACTTAGACAGGCGTGGTCTGCCCATATTAAACATCATATTGGCAATGACTAGCTGTGCCTCTTCTGGTAGATCATCAAAGTCGTCATATAAAACCTTGCAGTCCTCTATAGTCACTGCAATATCCAAACTGAATCTTTGACGGACACGTTCTTCATCGACAGGTGTGCCGACAGGCTGTCCACACTCAGGATCACCGTCCTTAATCAATGCTCCAATTCCAAACGTGGGCAGACCAAGATGATCCAAATAAATTTCAAACTTACAGCCCTCGTCCTCTGCAAGCTCTTCACGCAATTGATCTATGTTCATTATAGTAATCCTGCTGTTGCTCCACGAATGCCAAGAGCTTGTGCTACCGCTGGGTTGTTTGTTGCCATTTGACGAATCTTACTCTTATCAAATGTTTGCGGCTGAACAGGTGCAATTGTTCCTGTTTGTGGTATAGGCTGCGTTACATCAACTGCACCAAGTCCTGATGCTTGTATAGGAGAAGTTGTTGCAACAATTTGTTCAGAGTCTTGTTGTATTGGTCCTGATGGCGCGATTGCGGCTCTTATTCCGGCTTGCCTTATTGGACGCATGGTGGCTCCCACACCAACTACAGCAGCATCTAAAGCGTTTGCTACTTTGCCACCAAATCTTTGTGGATCTGGCAATCCTTGACCCTTTCTGGCAAAAGCTTTCATTATTCTTTCATTTGCAAAAAGTTTAGAGGTAAATGTCATGCGAGCTTTAGCTCCGGCCTTACTTATTGGATGAGCGGCAAAAGTTGCTGCTACAATAGCACCTTCTTTACCTACATCTCCAAGATATGCTAAATCACCAGCAAATTGCTTTAAACCTTCAGCAGTTTTTTCACCAAGCAAAGCGTTTAATACACCCGGCTTATATTGTTTATTAACCAATCTATCCAAAGATAGAGCTTTTGTGGTGTCGGTAAATACATCATCACCGACAGAGCTTACAATATCATTTAAAACAAATTGTTTTATAGTGTCTAAAGCCTCTGGGTCGTCTTTAAAGAAATTTTTAATCTGATTAATTTCAGTTATACTCCTTGAAGGACTTGCAATGTATGCTGCTGCGTCTTCTGGACTTAATATACCTTCATTAAAATCTCTTATTACTTTTGTTTTTTGTGCTGCACCAAGAGCTTGTTTGGCATCTGCCAACTCTTTTAATGAAGCTATCAACGGTTTGTCAGCATCGAGTGTCATAATTCTTTGAACAACGTCAGCATCAATTTTATTTGGGCCTGACTGAGCTATTGTTTTAGAAAGATTCTGCACTTGAGGCCAACTTTCTCCAAAAAGTTCTCTTCCTGTTGTCCCTAAACTGTCTATTTGCGCCATAAAACGCATGCCATTAAAAGATGCTGGGTCCATGAGATCAACGCCTGTACGTTGCATAGCATCATCTAAATACGCACGAGCCAATTGACTGCGAACAATTTCTGGGTTGTCAACGGCAGCAAAAACAGCTTTTAACCTCTCTGGAGAGTTTGGTCGTATTACTTTTTTAAAAAATTGATCGACATTAAATCTAGGATCTTTTGATGCTGCTTTAATATTTCTAATAACACCGAACTTTTGCAAATCATCAAAGACTTTTAAACCTTCACGATAAGTGTTGAAAGCCAGTTCTCTTTGTTTTGCAATAGCAGATAATTGTTTTTTCTGACCTCTTGCTAAACCTTCTATTTCTTTTAAATTTACAGCTTCTAGTGTTGAGTCAAAAGCTGCTCTTAATTTAAACAATTGTTCGGTTGTCGCGCTTCCAAGATCATTATCAAATAAGGCATCATTTACTAATTTTCTTTGATTAGCTATTTGTTCAAAAGAAGCCTTTCCCTTGCCTTTTGTAGAAAGTTCTTCGATGCCTCGCATTGCCTGTTGAACTGGTTGTGGTAAAACGCTACGCGAACCAACAACTTCCTCTAAATCTTTAACGGCACCTTCTAAAATATTCGTATTTATTATTCTGGCTTTAGCTCCATCTTTAACTGCTCCCGATGCGTCTTCAAACTGAAGCTTGCTTAACATTTCATCCATTACGCGAAATTGACCACCACTTACACGACTAAAGTTTTGAAATGCTCCGGTTATTGCTTGCAAGGTAGAATCATTTATATCAAACCCCTCATCAAGAGATCTTTCAATAACATTAATGCTGTCCTTTACGGCTTTCATGGATGCGTCAGACGCTTCTTTTTGAGCTTGTTTCAGTTCTGTAAACCTACGTCCTGCAACATTAGAAAATGCTGCTCCAGCATCGTCAATCTCAGCCTTGCCAACAATATTTTTTAATTCTTCAACCTTATTTAAAGCAAAGTTAGTATTTTTTAAAACACGAGTTGTATCTTTTGTTGCTCCTTCTGCAAGTTTTTGAGCGTAAGATAAAGTAGCTGGTGCGCCAAGTCTTTCCAAACTAGGGGCGGCTCCTTCCTCTATTAATCTAGCACCACGTTCAGAACCCTCAATAGTCGCTTGCTCTAACGGTTTTGACAAAGCACCTTTGCCCATATTTAAACCACCACGAATTGCATTAAAGGTACCCAGAGTAACAAGTTCAACAGTTCCTGCAATTGCGGCTTCAGTTGCCACATCTCCAGCCACTTCTCCTAATGTTTGTTTTTGAACACCAAGAAGAGATTCAATACCCTCTTCTATAGTTTGTCCCGCAGCCGCTCCAACCGCTGCCCCTGCTGAAGATCCAATTAAACCTCCGGGTAAGCCTAATATCGCGCCAGCGACTGACCCTATGGTTTCTGGTAAAATACCTGTAAGATCAGCTATGTCACCAACAGAAAATCCTTCATCCTCAATAATCAAGTTTCCAGTAATATTTTTCATACCTCTTTTACGCTGACCTTCTGGCGTCAAAGCAAGCCTACCGAAAGAATCTCGTGTGTAACCGTCTATTCCCACTTCTTTAGCAAGAATAGCTTCTTGTTCTTCAGCAGTTTCGCCAAAAGATATTTTGGCTCGTAAACCAGAGTCGGCACCAGTTTCGTAATCAAAACCCTCATCACGAGATGCGGATCTTACTTGATTCATTAAATCAGCAAAAGAGGTTCTTTGAACTTCTTTAGATGATGGCGAAAAATAATTTTGTATTTTAGACAACTCTTCACTTGTTGGCTCATCACCAGCAATACGAACACGTTGCATACCATCATCTGTTTTTACTCTTATAAATCCCATTAAACTCTCACTGCGAGGTTACATCAATGAACTCGCCTTCATCATCCTGTCCTTTACGAACACCTTGATCATTTTTTGGTTTGCCATATTGAACACCATATGCGTCAAGCGTTCTGTAAGCTTGATTAAGATTTTGTTCTGCTTTACCAACAACTGCGTCATACAATCTTCCAAGTTTTTGAACTAACAAAGCTTCATCACCTTCTGTAAATGATATTCCACCCACTATTTCGGCTACCATTGCTCTGTCGTTGTCAGATAAAGTTTTTCCTGATTCTCCAAGTATCTGAGCAGCATTTTTAGCTTTTAGCTCTGTCAACATGACTTGTATTTGCTTAATTGGATCTGTTTCGCCACCAGCATCAAGACCAAGATTTCTTAACCCTTGAACAATCATGCTTCTTGTTTGCTCAACAGCACCAGTCCCTGTTCTGTTTAATAAGCCAGCTACCCCACCAAAAAACTCTTTTTGTTTCTGTAAATCTTGCTCCATGTCACGAACATATTGGATAGACTCAGCGGCTCCACCTTGTATTCCCGGCTTCATCCCTCTAGCTTTTGGATTGTTTAAATCTGGAAGCTGCACTCTAAGCCCAATATCTTTTGGAGCGCCATCAAATAAAGCGATCATTTCGGATCCACCTTGATATAAATCTTTTACTTCTGGAGTTTTTAAAGCTTCTTTCGCAAGTTCAGCATAATCAGATGCTTTAACAATTTCGTATTCACGATTAAACTCTTCGTTAGTATCAAGGTTGTTTAATTCATAGGAATTAAGTCTTTCAAAACTACCTTTTCCTTTTGTAATTGCTTCTACAACACCAAGAGGGCCACCTATTTCACCTTTTGGTATAATATAAAAATCTTCACGAGCCATAGCCGCTGCTCGATCTTCCTTAGTGCGACCAAGAGCATACTCTCCGGCTTTTGCACGAATTGCTTTAGCGTTGGCTCTTGCTTTCTCTAAAGCTGGCAACGCTTTCTCACCAGCAGCGCCAGTTGCAGATAATATCTGACCTACATCAAAACCTTTACCAGCTTTGTTTTGCATCAAAGCTAAACCAAAAGCCATTAAAGCCTGACTGTTGTCTGGCTGACCAGAAATATCTAAACCAGTGGCATCAGCAAATTCTTTCATATATGCAGCGTAGTCTTTAGGAGCCACACCGGGCCTAGCTGATTTAAGGTATTCGTCAAGAGCGTTAACAGTTGCTTTTTTTGCTGGGTTATCAGCGCCCGGAACTTCATTTTTGGTTAGATCTTCTGGTTCAGGCCCATCCATACCCGCTTTGAATCCTTTATTTTCGGACCCCTTGCCATAAATAAAATCATCACTTCTATTAGGAAATTGTTCGCGTATCCTTCCAGCCGCAGCTTGTTGATCTGCTAAAGAACCTTTTAAATCTTCTGGGCTTGGACCATCCATACCTTCTTCAAGTATTCGGCGTTGTGGTAAGTTGCCAAAGCCATCTGTTGGAGCCACTATTGACCCTATAGAATCTACCAAATCACCAAAAGCTGTTTGTGCCTCTGGTTTTATTTTGACTGCATCTAATATACTTTCTCCAAGACCTTTTCTAAGAGGAGGTTCTTGCGCTCCAATATCAACTTGAGACTCAGGACCACTAGTTAAAGATTGTGTTCCTAATATATTATGATCTTGACGTTGTTGATCAATCGCTGGAGACAGACCAAAAGATCCTAAAATACCTTGTAACAAACCTTGCCTGTTACGGAAAGCCTCTTCTGCCGAACCGGGTCCACCTACGTTTATTGGATTTACTCGACCTATTCCAGATCTTAACGGAAGAATTGGACGTTGATCAGCCATCTATATCTCCTAATTGGAAGACGCACCGCCGCTAGGCTTAATACCTTGCAGAGTCGTATAAGCGCCAATACCAGCCAAGAATGGATTTGTATCAGGTGTCGTTGCAGATTTGAACGTTGATCCAAGGCTACCGCTTGGTGTGCCTTTAAGCAATTGAGAACCAAGCTGCAATCTAGTAAACGGCTCTTGCTGTTGTTGCAACAGATTTTGACGCTGCGCCTCAAGAACTTGAGATTGGAAGTTTCTACCAATATCGCCAAGTTGCGTAAGCATGCCAAGATCAGCACGACCAAGTTCTGACCCTACACGACCTATATCAGCCGTTGTGCCAGCCAAAGAGCCAAATGCTTGACCAAGACCACCCATTAGACGAGCGGCGTCCTGTGAGCCTTTTAAGGCCGTTTCAAAACCACCTCTGCGTAATGCAGCCGCTGCTCTAGCTTGTCTATCCAGTACATTTCTACCTAATTCTGCTTCTGCAATGCCTTGACGAGATCCACCAAAAGCACCTGCGCCTACGGCTCTAGCACCAATACCTTGACGCTGAATCTCACCCGCACGGGCTATATCTTCAAGAGTTTGATCTACAACCTGTGTTTCAAATGGATTGAAGAACCGTGCCATGGATGTAGCAGGGTCCATCAAAGAACCCAATCCAGCGCCCAACGCTAACTGACTTGCACCTGTCTGTCCTAATGCTGTCCTAAGAGCAGGAGCAAAAGAGCCGAACATTTGTGGTGCTGCTGCCAACGCTTGTTGTTGCAGTGGATCAAGACCAGCTACTCGGAATTGTGGCAGATTAAGAGGTGTATCAAGAAGGCCTTTACTCTTTTGCTCATCGCCATCAAATTCACCAAAGGCGCTTTGCAATATTCTTTTTTCTAATCCTTCTAAGTACGGCGCTAGGCGCTGGACTTGTTCTACAGTTTGTACAGCCATTACGCCATCCTCTCAAACTCATCCATCATGTTATACATGTTATTTATGCCTTTCTTTAGGCTCCCGCCGCCAGCGCCCTTTACCGCATCACGGGTCATAACAAACTCTCCATCCATCAGCAAAGCAGGAACATCATCTTTTGTTCCTGATCCCTCGCCCGGTCCTATACCGCCATTACGGCGTGGAAAATACATAGGATCTCCACCTTCTGCCATATAGTTGATACCACCTATTTTACCTCCGGGTCCACCCGCACCAAACGCACGGCGCTCAAAAGAGCCAAGAGATTGTGGATCATCCTCATCACCACCAGCTAAAAGCTGCGCTAATAAACCAGCCGCCAAACCCTCGCCAAGCTGTGAGTTTAAAATGTTAAATAACAAGCTAGGGTCATCTTCAGTTCCTGCAAGGCCCGGAAACTTAGCAAGTAGCTTGCCGCTCATTGTTGTGCCTGTAGGAGCAATAGGAGGCGAAGGGGGAGGTGGTGTTCCTTTAGGTGTAAATTTTCTTGGTCCTGCTGTTGCAGGAGTTGATGCTGTACCAGCACCTTGCATGATACCCGTTTGTTCAGCGCCGGGAGCAAACTTGCTCATAGTCCCACCAGCTATGCCACCAAGTAATGCTGATCTTAAAGCGTCCTTTGGTTTTTGTCCAAGAGCTATACCACCTATTCCAGAGGCGAGAGCAGAAGTTATGAATGGATTCATACCAGCAGAAGTAGGCATGAGCGCACCTATAGCTATGGGTGCTGCTTGTTTTAATAGCCTTCCTAACTTGATCGCCATGGGTGTTTCCTTACAAACCAGTACAATTATACGGTCAAAATGCTTTTATGTCACTATCTTCACAGTTCCACTGTCATTGAACAGAGCGCCTGTCTCTAAACCAGTGGCGCTTGTTGGTAAGTCAGTTAATGTAATCTTTGTACCACGTAACTCTCCGGGGTTGCGTTCTTGTGCTATAAACAACTCAAGAGAGCGAATCAGGTCAGCCATATATTGAACAGAATATTCTGTTGGTGCTTCTGGTAATCTTGGTGGTGCAATTTGATTTGATGACATTAGCGTCTACCATCCTGTCTTATATCTATGCGAGGACTACCAAGCTTCCATCTTGCGCCTAATGCAGATGATTCCACTCGCAACGCAAAAGATCTACCACGAGATCGCAAGAACAACTGGTTTGTAAAAGTCTCAACAGGTGACGTAGCTGTTCGTATGGTATCTCCTGCTGCCGTGTTGTCAAAACTTGCGCCCGGAAAATTTCTGGATTTTACAGTAAATGTAGCCTGCGGACTACTTAGATTTGTTGAACCATCAAAGGTAAGATCGGGTATTACCCTGCCAATATAGGTAAACTTATCACCATCACCGATGTCCATAGGAGAGGACTCGATATATGAGTTCATGGCTGACCCATCGTCATCGTACCCAAGCTCATGGTTATATAGGTATTGATTACCTGCCGCCAATGGGAAAGATCTTACACCACGGTCTAGCCATGCGGTACGAGCAAGATTACCAAAGTACCAGACTTTTTCGGCGTAGTTGTATATGACATATCTGTCATTCTCAGAACTACTAGCACTAGGATAATACCATACAACCTCTGAAAACTCAGAGTTAACCCCAGATACTACCTTGTCCCGCTGACTTTGGTTGAAGTCAAGAAACACCTTGTCTTTTACAGAGCAAGGTAACTGCTGTGTCTGACCAGCGTAGATGTAGAAGTTGTCGATACCCATCCAGTAGACAACATCCTCTGTACCAACCGCAGCATTTGGGCCAGCTATTGTGATGTTGGAAGCAAGCTGTTGTATGCCAAAGGTAAACGGAGGACCGATAAAGCGCATAGAACTAAGAGCAGTGTCCGTCCACACCAGTATCTCACACTTTGTTTCAACGGCTTGCACAAAGGTAGACCCTGATCCAAGGCGCAAGTCTCCTGCTGTATTGGTAGCTGACGGGAACCAATCGATAGGATTTTCCTGTGATGAAAAGCGTATAAGCAGCGGATCTTGTGTGCCACTGCCTTGTGTAGCACTAGAGTTTGCACCTACAGCATCGCAACCAAAAGCAATAACGTGCCTGTCCTGATCCGATACAAGAACCTGTTTTGCAACCTGCGGTACGCTGGTCTTTGTGCCACTAAGTGTGGACAGTTCAACCGCTCTTGTAGATAGGTTGTTGCTTCTGTCCCAGTAGTAAATGTTACTGTCACGAGGATTGATGAGTAGATCTTCACCAAAGTTATCGTGTGACCACAGTCTAATTTGCGTGGTTGTAGTCAGACCGCTAGATGCTGCATCGCCCCAGCCATCTCTGCCCCATGTGCCTGCACCCCAACCAGTGCCACCTACAGAAGTGTCAAGGCCCACGTTTATTTGATATGCGCCAACAGTGCTAGAACCACCATTGCCACTATCAGAACTATTAGCTGTAGCAGATGCGGTAATCTTGTAGTTATTGGCGTCAACAATCTGTGTGATCTGATGCTCAGTATTCAGCACTGCGGCAGTAATATTGCCCCCAAGGCTTGCCGCGCTGGAGAAAGTAACAAAGTCATTCTCAACCGCACCGTGACTGGAGTCTGTTACTGTAATAACCGCACTGCCGTTTGTTGCAGCAAAGGTGCAATCTCCTGCACTTGTGGTCAGACGTATAGGAGTGATGTCGTTAAAAGACTGGCCCTCTTCAATGTAGTATTTCAGGTGTGTGCCAATACCAAGATAGTTAGAGCCATCTAAGGCTATCCAGTTATGCAACGAACGAGCAGAGCCAAGATAGGTTGATGAGGCATATTTTTCCCAACCACCTAGTTTTTCTGGATAACCAAAACGAAACCTAATTTTGTCACAGTCGCGCCAGCCACCCTCATTGCTATAGGAGGTAATTTCTCTGTTTACGCCAGGTCTAAACTGAAGCTTGGTTAAAGGCATTACGAAAGCTCCGCTCTTGTATACTGCCCAGAAAAATCGGTAAGTGATATTCCTGCACTTGGTGTTCCCTGTGCATTTGTTGTTACACCAGAACCACCAAAAGCTTTTACCGCTGGATAATACGGATCACCCGCATTTGTGACTGTGTAAGAATCTTGCCATAAAAATACAATACCCGGTGCGCCAGAGTTGCCGCCTTTGTTTTGAGCGTGTCCTCCACCCCCCGCGTCACCCCAACCATGATTGGTACCAGAAACCCACACTTGTCCGGGGTTAGTATCTTGTGTGTTGGTGCGCCAATTGTAATCGTCCTCACCATCTTGAGTAAACCATCCTTGACCACCATTACTGTCCCCACCTGTAGAACTAGCATTACTGCCATTTGTGCCGTTTCTAGCTGTAGTGCTTGTTATAGGATATGTACCGTTATCAGTTACAACAGTTGCTGTTCCTCCCCCACCACCATTTCCTGACTGATGGGGCTTTCCACCTCCTGCTCCACCTGTAACCAAAGTTGTTCCACCTATAGCGAGTGTGGAGTCACCTCCATTTCCTGCGCCGTCAGAACCATTTCCCGACCCAGAACCTCCATAAGCAACACTAACAGAGGTGCCTGCACTTAAACTGTTAAAGTATCCGTAAGCACCGCCACCGCCACCGCCACCGGGGCCGCGACCATACCATTCACCACCACCGCCACCACCACCTTGAACAATAAAATATACACGACCTGTTTGAGCTACAGTATAGGTGTCAGTGCCGCTTCCGTCTGTAGAACTACTACCACTAGCCCTTGCTACGCCTTGTGTTGTTGTGACGAATGTAGACAGGCCATTTACTTTACTTTTTGTAGTTTGTGGCAAAGTATAATCTTTGCTATCTGATGTAGCGTAGGGAACATAACTGTCTGTATACGCCACAGTGGCATCTGTTGATTTAGGAACAAATGAACCACTAGATATCGTACCCGCACCTATTTTGCCAGATCCAGATATACGAAGCGTTTTACTGTTTGAGTTGTTGAACACAATGGGGGTAGAACCGTTTCCTCCCACATTGTTGCTACCAATTTCTAGGTCAACGATAACGTGGTTGTCATTGTTAGGTATGGTAATCACACCAGTAAACGACGAAGTTACCTCTATTTTCTGTATAGGCAAGGCATAAGAATTACCTGCAACTGAGGACACATCTCCCCCAGATGTCAGGTTGATCTTAGATAATCCTTTTGCAATCAGCATATTATGATGTAACGGTCTCGCTAAAGAACCAATACCCCGCACTTGTATCGTAAATACCACTAGCCAGTTTAGCCTGATTACCTAGACTGACACCCAAAGACGAACCATGCCAAGAAAGCGTCATAGTTCCTGTAGACGCAACATTAACAGTTTGACCGTCATACTGTCCTGCGCCGATAGACAAAGTGCCAGTTCCAGAATGTTTTATAAAAGTCTGTACCGCAGTCGATGTCATGGTAACGCTTGCTGTGCCTGACTTTGTTTGCACATCTATAGCAACTTTAGCGGCTGTTGCGGCATCATCTGCAATGTCTGCGGTGGCGATTGTAGCATCAGCTATTTTAGCTGACGTTATGGCACTATCAGCGATATCTGCGGTGGCAATCGTGCCATCTGCAATCTTTGCGGTTGTAACAGCGCTGTCTGTTATTTGTGAAGTGTTTATGGTTAGCTGCGTAACGGCTGCACCAGACCCTGCGCCGTCAGCAAAGATCCAAGCAAGATCACCATTGAGTATGGATACATTGCCTCCACTGCCTTGTGTAAATGTAGCTGTTTGACCTGACCCATTCTTAACAAGATACAGTTTGTCTTGATCATTAGGACTTATAGTGATTGTGTTAGTGCCGCTAGGCGACCCACCTAAAACAAGAACCTTAAACTGTCCGTCAGACAACGATCCATCTGACGTTGTTAGCGTGTGCGTTGTACCAGACAGCGTGATCGCACCAACGCCGTTAAGTGCGCGGTCAATAATGTCAAAGTTTGTATTAGTTGTATCGCCCCAAGTTCCCGACTGTTCGCCGGAGCCGGGTTTTTCGATACCAGTATTTGTTGTATATGTACTAGCCATTTAGACCACCGTTTCTGTCCATGTTTCTGTTGTACCACTACCAGAGATTTCTGTCCACGAGTCGCCCGTGTGAGATATAGCAGACCAATTTGGTGTACCGCCGGGGTCTATTGGCACCCACAACAGACCTCCATCCGTTGTCATCACAAACAAGAATGTCATGCTGCTTGCGCCAGAAAAGATAGCCGCAGCTTGTGTGGACATCTCAAACGATGACAGCATCTCTGCTACAGCAGTAGCAATCAGCGTTGCATCTGCATCAAGCTCAAACTCAAAATCCATGCCAGCAGAACCGGATGCTATCAAGGTTCCTGTGGCTGTCTCTGTGAAATTAAAACTCTGTTCTGAAACAGCAGAAAAAGTTGCATTGCCCGTTGTATCTTGGACAAATATAAAATTGGCCTGTGACACAGCCGTGCGTATTCTTTGAGCCGCTGTCGATTGATCAAACTGCGAGGTCATTGTGACATCGCCAACAGCAAGTCGGACAGCATCCGTTGATTGGTCAAACTGACTTATTATCGAAGACGCTGCACTAGCAGTAAACGCT